GTCCTGCACCATTACAAGGATGTGCAGTTGTTGCATGTTCTTCTTCAGTTTATACAATTACAGTTGGTGCTGGAGGCGGTAACGCTTGTGGTACAGCTTATCCTGCTCCACCTGCTAGTCCACCAGATTTATCAGGTGAGGGTTATGGTAATCCATCAAGTTTTGATTCTTATATTCAATCATCAGGCGGTGGTTATCCATTAAATGCATCTTGCGGAAGCCCATGGAATGCTAACAATGCAGAAAGAGGTGGACCTGGTGGTTCAGGTTCAGGAGGATATCCATCTGCAATTGGTGCTAAAAGACCAGGAGGTGCTGGTAATATTGGAGGTTATACTCCACCAGAAGGAAATGGTGGTGGTACAGGAGGTTATCCAGATAACCAAGGTGGTGGAGGCGGTGGCGGAGCTACAGCTGCGGGATCACCTAATCCAGGACAACCAGGAGGACCTGGAGGTGCGGGTGCTCCAAACTTAATTACAGGTGTTGCATGTTCAGCCTACGCTGGAGGTGGTGGAGCTGGTACTGATAGAGGATACCCAGGAATTTCAGGAGGATCTGGTGGATCCGGTGGCGGCGGTAACGGTTCTCCAGGAGACCCTAGTGGTGTTGCTACTTCAGGTGCTGCTAATACAGGTGGCGGAGCTGGAGGTGGTACAGGAGGTCCTACTGCTTATGGCCCTCCAACTTATCAAAACCCGGCAGGACAATCTAAATATGGTTCAAGAGGTGGTTCAGGTATTGTGGTTGTTAGATCACCAGCAGGTCATCCATTAAGTGTTACACCTGGTTGTAATACTGTAAGTTGTGTTTGTGGAGCAACGGTAGCTAAATTTATTGTTTCTGGAACACTAACTGTTAATTAATATTTGTTTTAGTTTGTAAATTTTCATAATATAGAAACTCATAATATGGGTTTTAGAATTGTAGATAATTTTTTAAACCAAAAAAGTTTAGATAATTTAAGTAAAAAATTTAATCTTTTAAAAAAAGATAACATACCTGTTATGTGGTTTGAAGAAGATTATAATAATAACGTCTTTCTTAAAGAAGCTTCAAAAATTTATGATTTTTCAAAATATAAAGGATTTGAACAATGGAGTCATAATAATACTCAATGCGATCCTCACATAGATAAAGATGAAGGATATTTTAAAAAAACTTTAGGTAAATTAAAATTTCCAATATGTTCTATTATATTTTATGTTGAAGTTAAAAATCTTAAAGGTGGACAATTAAAATTAGAAGACGATACAATAACACCTAAATCTAATAGATTGGTTATATTTGATCCAGGTATATATCATTCTGTAGAAAAATTTAAAGGAACTAGAAGAACGTATTTAATAAATCCTTGGAATTACAAACCTGAAACATTTAATTATGAAACTATATAAAAATATACTAAATGAAAATGATCGTAAAAAAATATTAAAGTTTATAAAAACTAAAGTAAGATATTTTGGTAAAAATGTTCCTGGGTTACAAACTGAAATGAATTTACATCATTATCCTGAAATGTCAGTTTTTTATAAAACTTTACTAAATAAATATATAAAAAATATGACTATACAAAACTCTTGGGGTAATTACACAGAAGGTGATATTATTAATTGGCATAATCATCCTACTTGTAAATTGTCAGCTGTTTACTTTTTAAAAAATCCTGATAGTTTAGGAACCATATTTAGAAATGAAGAATTTAATTATGATAAAATTATTTCAACAAAGTGTCCAGAAAACTCTTTACTTGTTTTTGATGGTGGAAAAACACATTCTCAACCTTATTCACCTAAAAAAATTAAACGTTATACGATTGCGATAGATTTAATATGAATTTAAGAAATGCTTATTGGTACTTTACAAGTCAATTAGGAGATAACTTTTGTGATGAAGTTATACAATTAGGAAATTCAAAACAGGAAAAGATAGGAGTTACAGGTGGAGCTTCTGATAGAGTAAAGAAAAGAAAACCTGGAGTAAATCCTAATAGTGTAGAAAAATTATTAAATAAAAAAGAGTTAAAATCTTTAAAAAAACAAAGAGATTCAAATGTTGTGTGGTTAAATGATCAATGGATTTATGATGAATTATGTCCATTAATAGCAATGGCTAATCAAAATGCAGGTTGGAATTTTCAATATGATTATTTTGAGGCAATACAATTTACAAAATATAAATTAAATCAATTTTATGATTGGCATTGTGATCCTTTTCCTGATCCTTATGTTAATCATAGTAATCCAAATTTTCATGGTAAGATCAGAAAAATATCAGCTATTCTTCAACTATCAGACCCAAAAGATTATAAAGGTGGTGAGTTAGAAATACAACCAAGAATTCACAATGATCCTAGTCACGTTATGCAAACAAAAAAACATTTTAAACCTAGAGGTAGTTTAATAGTTTTTCCATCTCATTTGTGGCATAGAGTTAAACCTGTCACAAAAGGTACAAGATATTCACTAGTGTTATGGGGATTAGGATATCCATTTAAATAAATATGCATAGTTTAGAAAGTTATATAAAAACATATTCTTTATTTAGTAAAGATTTTTGTAATAAAGCTATTGAAGAATTAAAAAAAGTTGAATATGAAAAAGGTGAATATTACAATCCTACAACTAAAAAAACATTTTCAAAGAAACAAGAAGCTGAGATGACTTTTAATGATTTTCCATCTAAAAAATATATAATGAAAAATTTATGGCACGGTATAAAAAAATACATAGGTGAATTAAAAGCACCTTACTATAATGGATGGAATGGATATTCTGATATAAGAATTAATAGATATAGTAAAGGTCAAAATTTTAATTTTCATTGTGATCATATTCACAATTTGTTTGACGGTCAAAGAAAAGGAATTCCTGTTTTAAGTATAGTAGGAGTTTTAAATGATGACTATATGGGTGGAGAATTTATAATGTGGAAAGATAAAACAATAAAATTAAATCAAGGAGATGTCTTGATTTTTCCTAGCAATTTTGTATACCCACATAAAGTAAATAGTATAAAGAAAGGAATCAGATACTCATTTGTAAGTTGGGTATGGTAAATATTATGGCAAAATCAGATCAATTACAAACATCAATTTATTTTCAAACACCAATTTATAATATTGAAATACCAGAATGGGTAGATCATATTGATAAAGTTTGTAATAATTATATAAAACAAGCTAAGAAAAGAAATGAATCTATCATTAAAGATAGAGAAAAAAGATGGAAGAAAAAAGTTGGAGATATAACTTTATCACATCATTCAGAAAGTATGATAGGAGATCCTAATATTAGAGAGTTTCAAGACTATATTGGCGCTACAGCTAAGAATGTATTAGATCATATGGGATATAATTTATCTTTATATGAATTAATGTGGACTGAATTATGGGTACAAGAATTTTCTAAAAAAGGCGGTGGTCATCATGAAGGTCATATTCATTATGATAATCATATATCAGGTTTTTATTTTTTAAGATGTAGTGAAAGAACTTCTGTTCCTTATTTTAAGGATCCTAGATTATGTAAAGTTGGATTAGATATGCCATTAAAAAACCCTGAAGAAGTTTGTATGGCTTCTCCTTTAATACATTATAAACCAAAACCTGGCACTATGATTTTCTTTCCAGCGTATTTAGAACATGGTTTTACTGTAGATGCTGGAGTAGATGATTTTAGATTTGTTCATTTTAATTTACAATGTGTAAGAACTTTACTTACAAATCATTTAAAAGGTTTAAATACAAAATAATGAATGTTGAAAATATATTTACATCATTTCTAATACAAACAAAATTAAAAATAAATCATAAACAGATAGCAGGTATATGTTTAAATGGGTTAGAAACAAACGATGATTATAATCAAAAAAATATATTTCATAATGTATCATTAAAAAATCAATTAGAACATTTGTTTGTTGAAATTGATAAAATAGCAAACGAGGCTCATAAAGTTTTTCAATATAAAGATAGTACAAAACAAGTTTGTATTGATGCTTGGATTAATAAACAAAACTCTTTTGAAACATCTAGACCTCATCAACATCCTACAGCTGATTTAGCTATTGTTTATTTTCCTATGGCAGAAAAAGGTTGTGCTAATTTAGAATTTTTAAATCCAAATTCTAAAATACAATATACAATACATGAGGGATTAGTTGAGCAATGGAATAAATATAATTCAAGTACATGGAGTATTGTACCAGAAACAGGAAAAGTAGTAATATTTCCAGGTTACTTAATACATTATGTAAAACCAAATACATCTAATAAAGAAAGATTATCAATAGCATTTAACTATAAAACTGTAAATAAATTATGATAAAAATAAAAGATAATTATATAAAAAAAGAAGATATGAAAAATATAAAAAATATGTTTTTAAGTAATTTATTTCCTTGGTATGTAAATACCAATAAAACTTCTATAGACCCAAAAGAATACACAAAAGATAAAAACGATTACCAACTTACTCATACATTTGTAGCTAATGGTGAAGTAAATTCTAACGCTTATGAAAATCTATTACCAATTATAAATAAAATGAAAGTTAAAAACTTTATAAGAATTAAAGCAAATTTAGTTCCTAATACAGATAAAGTCTATAAGTTTGAAAAACACAAAGACCAAGATTTTGACTGTAAGGCAGCTATATTTTATATAAACACAAATAATGGTTTAACAATTTTTGATAAAGAAAAAGTAAAGGCAAAAGAAAATAGAATGGTATTTTTTAAAGGTAATCAAATTCATCAAGGTACAACATGTACAGATCAAAAATTTAAATTATTAATAAACTTTAACTACAATTAATTATGAATTGGAAAAAAGATAAATTTACTGTTATTAAAAATGCTATTAGTCAAGATATGGCTGATTTTTTAAAAAACTATATCTTAATGAAAAGGAGAGTTTTGCAGACTTTTAGAACTACTAATAATATTTCTTTATTTAATAAAGATTGGGGAACATGGGAAGATCCACAAGTACCCGCTACTTACTCACACTATGCTGATATTGCTATGGAAACTTTATTAGCTAAATTAAAATCTAAAATGGAAAAAACTACAAAGTTAAAACTTTATGAAAATTATTCGTATGTTAGAATATATAAAGATAAAGATGTCTTAAAAAGACATAAAGATAGATTTAGTTGTGAAATATCAACTACATTAAATTTAGGTGGAGATAAACCTTGGCCAATTTATATAAACCCAAATGAAAATGAAGGTAGTATTAATGAAACAACAGGTGAATATATTCCATCTAAATCAAAAGGTGTTAAAGTGAACTTAAAACCTGGAGATATGTTGGTTTATAGAGGTGATTTATTAGAGCATTGGAGAGAACCATTTAAAGGTAATTATTGTGCTCAAGTATTTTTACATTATAATAATAAAGCAACTGAAGGTGCAGAAGAAAATGCTTTAGATAAAAGACCTCATTTAGGACTGCCTAGTAGATTTAAAAGAGCTGAAAAGAAAGTACCTGTAAGACCAGGTGTTATGAATAAAGTATTGAAGTATTAAAAATGAAAGATTTTCCTATAATTAGGATTGATAATTTTTACAAGTTTTCAAAAGGCGAACACGCAAGAATAAAAAAGAAAGTTATCGAACAAATTAAAAGACACGACTGGAATAATAATTATGTTCTTGAAAAAGATAATTTTACTAAAAAACTATATAATCAATTTGTAGATACTTCTAAAGAATATTTAAAAGACTTTCAAATAAATAAGTGGATTAATAGAAATAGTTGTTTTGCAGTGGCCTCTAATAAAGATTTTATACCATCTGTTAATTGGCACAATCATATTTTAACATCAACTATAAACTCTGTTTATTATTTGGAAATACCTAAAGATATGAAGGGTGGTGAAATTGAATTTAAAAGTAAAAGAAAAGATGTATTAAAAATTACACCTAAAACAAATGAGTTGTACATTTTTCCAGGTTGGATGTGGCATAATCCAATAAACGTAAAGTCTAAAGAATTAAGACTTTCTATTAATATGGAAATCTGTTGTATTGATAGAGTTGAAGATATTTTTAGCTCTCTTACATAAACCAGTAGATTTTTTTGTTTATAGTAATATAATCAACTAATAACAAAATAATATTATGCCATTAACTCAACTTAATTTTCAACCTGGTTTAGATACTGAAAACACCGAAACTGGTGCGGAAGGTAGATGGACTGATTGTGATAAAATTAGATTTAGAAAAGGACTACCTCAAAAAATAGGAGGTTGGACTAAATATAGCGACAATTACTATGTAGGAAGACCCGCAGATATAGCTTCTTGGATTAGTTTAGATGGCAGCCGTTATCAATCAATTGGTACAGATAGAAAAGTATATGCTTATTTATCTGGAACAGCTCAAGATATTACACCAATTAGACAATCAAATACTTTAACTAATGTATTTACTACAACTGATACTAGCTCTAATGTAATAGTAAATCATACAACTCATGG